TAAAAGTTAATTCTACTGACGCCGGAATGCAAGTTTCATTCATCTCTGATGACAAAACTCTATTGGGTACTGTTGAGAGTGAAGAGACTGGTTTTCCAAATGGAGAGTATGGGGTTTATACCACATCTCAATTAAAAGGTCTACTTGGTGTATTGGGTAGTCAAGTTGATGTATCCGAAGGTACGGCTGCATTGGTATTCTCTGATGGTAAAACTTCAGTAAACTATATGTTGGCTGACCTTTCAGTCATTCCAGTGGTACCTGAACTAAAACAACTTCCACCATTTACATCTAATGTAACTATGGATGGTGATTTCATCGCTACCTTTACGAAAGCTAAGGGTGCTATGTCTGATTCAGACACGTTTACATTTACGTGTAAAGAAAGTAAGGGTGAGGTAATTTTAGGTTACTCTAAAATCAACTCTAACCGAATCTCTATGAATGTCGAGTGCACGTGTGAAAGTGACGTTGAACCAATTTCATTCTCAGCTAAGTACTTGAAAGAGATTCTAAGTGCTAATCGTGGTGCTAAGTCATCTTCTTTGAAGATTTCACCACAAGGTCTTGCTCACGTTGCATTTGAGCATGATGGATTCAAGTCTAATTACTATTTAGTAGAGATTAAGTAATATGCAGTTTTGGGACACAGAACCAACGAAGCCGGTGTTTGACTATGATGTTGAGAAAGCAAAGTTCATTGAGAATATGGACTACCTTTCATCAATGTCAGTAGAAGAGCAGACGCTTTACAAAAAGTGGGATGAGTGGAATTCAGACTTACCAACTTCAATGAAACGGAAAGCCGCAATGGCTCAGTATATTGACCAACTATGGTCACCTACTGACATTACGAATAAGGACCAAACAATCAAAGAGATTGAGGACCTTGACCCATACGTTGAGATTGTAACTGACTCCAAAGAATCCACTCGTTGGACTGAAATCCGTAAGTTAATCCATACAATGTCATTCACTGCTAATCCAGGTCGTAATGTAAAGATGTACATTAAAGACCGAGTAAGTGGTAAGATGTTGGGGTTGGTTTCTTTGGGTTCTGATGTCACTTCATTGGGAGTTAGGGATAACTATATAGGATGGACTAAGGAGAACAAATTCCAAGATGGTAGATTGAATCACACTACAATAGCAAGTACTATTGTATGTACTCAACCATTAGGATATAACTTCTTAGGTGGTAAGTTAGTAGCCTGTATGACTACATCTCCAGTCGTTCGTGAACATTGGAAAGAAAAGTACGGACAAGAACTTATTGCAGTAGGTACTACTTCACTATATGGTATCCACTCCCAATATAATGGTATTCCACATTTCAAAACATTGGGTGAGTCAGCTGGTAAAGTTGCTACCAAGCCAGATGATTCGGTTTACGATGTATGGCACCAATGGTTAAAGGAAAACGAACCAGACGAGTATGCTAGACATACAACTCAGAAGGATGGGATTGCTGGACCTGTATCGGGTGTAAAGCAACGTATTCTATCAATGATATTCAAAGAATTGGGTATTAAACAAAGTCACTATATGCATGGGTTCAAACGAGGTGTATACTTCGCTATGTTGTATGATAATGGAAATGAGTTTCTTCGTAATGAGATTGACGAAAGTGAATTGAAACTAAAGAAGAAGTTTGAGGAAGGTGACGATTACACTATGAGGTGGTGGAAGAAGAAGGCTATTAAACGATACTCTAAACTATTTGATGAGGGTCGCATTAAACCAGAACCATTATTTTATCTTGACATCATTGGTATGTCTTGGGAAGAAGCAAAAAAACAATACTTAAAAGAAGTAGGACGATGAGTAATTCACTATGGGTTGAGAAGTATCGACCAGACACATTAGAAGGTTATGTAGGTAACGACCATATCCTTGAGAAGGTAAAGATTTACATCGAGAATGATGATGTACCACATCTATTACTTTATGGAGTAGCAGGTACGGGTAAAACCACTCTCGCTAAAATCATTACAAACCAAATTGATTGTGATGTTATGTACATCAACGCTTCGGATGAAAACTCGGTTGATGCGGTTCGTGATAAGATTCGTGGGTTCGCATCATCTATGGGATTCCGTAAGTGGAAAGTTGTAATCTTAGATGAGTCTGATTATTTGACACCAAACGCACAAGCAGCACTCCGTAACTTAATGGAGACTTTCAGTAAATCAACACGATTCATATTAACGTGTAATTACGTGGAGAAGGTCATTGACCCTATCCAATCAAGATGTCAGACATTTGCTATCGCACCTCCATCAAAGAAGGAAGTAGCTAAACGTTTACACCAAATCTTAAATGAAGAAAGTGTTACGTTTAACAACGAAGACCTTGCCGTGTTGGTGAATAGTGGATATCCTGATATTCGTAGAGTACTGAACGCAGCACAACGTCAAGTTGTCAAAGGTGAGTTAAAGATTGATACCACATCTACTGTACAAGCTAATTACACCGATAATGTAATTAAGGTTTTACAAAAGAGTGGTGACATCAAAGAACAATTCACGGAAATCAGACAAATCATCAATGATTCAAAATTAAAGGATTTTACACCATTGTATCGTTCTCTTTATGACGAGGTAGATAACTACGCAAGTGGTAAAGTGGGTCAGACTATCTTAAACATCGCAGATGGTCAGTACAAAGACGCAATGGTAGTTGATAAGGAAATCAACGTAATGGCGATGATGTTAAATATATTAATAACAATAGGAAAGTAAATTATGGCAAATTCAAACGAATTATTCGAACAAATGACCGAACTATTTGCAGACTTTACTGAGTCTCACAACGGAACAACTAAGAAGTCATCTACCCAAGCTAGAAAAGCAATTGGTGAGTTGAAGAAATTAGTTACTGAGTATCGTAAGGCTTCGGTAGAAGAAAACAAGTAAGTTATGACTAAGAAAAAAGGTAAAATCGTAGAGATGGGTCAACCGGCTCAATCTCCACAAATGAATTTGGATGTTACAAAACTAAAGAATGTAACGTGTCCACAATGTGATGGTATTTTCTTTGATGAACTACAAATGTTCAAAGAGGTATCAGCAGTACAATCACCAAATGGTCAGGCATCGATGATTCCTATCCCAGTAGTGGTATGTAACAATTGTGGTACAGTTCACCCTAAGTTCACTCCAAAAGAACTATTCGAAGATGTCGCAAACCAAGAAGGCTAAGACATTATTCCAACACCTTTCGGGAATAAAGGAGAAGAAAACATCTTGGGAGTCCCTTTCAGTTATGGACAAAAAGAGTTTCGAACCATATATGGTAAATAGGTTTCTATCTATGAATATGGGTCTTCTTGAGTTGGTCAATGAGTTACAACAGTACACCATTGGCCAACTCTCACCGAAAGATGTATACAAGTTATACTTGGATGTCTTACCTAAGAAAAAGTCATTCGACAAGTATATAAAGGCAAAGGGTGGTGACAAGTACAATGATAAGGTATTAAGTTACTTGACACGATACTTTGAAGTATCAGAACGTGAAGTTAAGGACTATCTTGAGATTTTATCAAAAGATGAAGTCATTGAGATTATTCAAAAGTTTGGTGTAGATAAAAAAGACATAAAGAAATGGCTGAAGTAATTAAAGAAGCAACGAATAAAGTAGAGTGGGTACGTGAAGAAACGAAACCAATCTATGGAGAACCTACCGCACGACAATTTTGTGAGGACACTTATCCTGAAATGATGGAAGAGTACAAACGAATTATGTGGGAGCAGTACGAAACCTTTTGTAAGAAGCAACGAAACTACGGACCAGGCAATATCTCAGTTGGAACTCCATTGGAGACAAAAGATGATGTAAAATTGTCACTAACTGGGTTGTGGTTCAGAATGAACGATAAGGTTCAGAGATTAAAACAACTCGTAGTATTAGGTCAACCCGATGAGGTTGGTGAATCACTACAAGATACCTACGCAGACCTTTCAGTCTATGGTATCATTGCTCAATTAGTCCAAAACGGAAAATGGGCAAAGTAAAACTGACCAAGTATGGTCACGCAATATGGATGAGTATGTTTGGTATATGGTTTTCCATTGCCTACAACTCACTCATAATGTCGTTCATTGGAGGCCTCCTCATCGGATACGGACTTAGACTTGCGTATCAAGCAGGTACTGAGTCAAAATCTTAACAATTATTTAACGTAGAAATTTGGTGGTTTCACTATAATTTTGTATATTAGAGTATATGAAAAAGTCAGAAGTATCAAATGTGTTTAACCTCTCTATACGAGAAGAGGTTGGTGGAGTTTCTAAAGTATCATACTCCCAATATACGATGTGGGCTAATTGTCCTAAACAATGGAAGTTAACCTATATGGATGGTCATAAAGACTTTGACCCATCTATACACCTCGTATTCGGTACGGCAATGCACGAGACTCTCCAAGAGTGGTTACAGGTCTTATACAAAGATGGTCCTACTGAAGCAGAAAAGCTTGATTTAGGTCAATTGTTGTTAAATGCAATGGCTGCTGAATACAAGTCTATGTCAGGTCGATATGGTAAATTCACGACCAAAGATGAGATGAATGAGTTCTATGAGGATGGTATTCAAATCATTGACTTTATCAAAAAGAATCGTACCGATTACTTCTCAACTAAGAAGTTAAAGTTAGTAGGTGTGGAGCTACCAATCTACCACGAGACCTCGAACAAGAACATTATGATGAAAGGGTTCATCGATTTGGTGTTCGAAGATAATGATGGTATCATAGAGATTTGGGATATTAAAACATCTACACGAGGATGGAATGAGTATCAGAAGAAAGACAAGACTAAGACTGCTCAATTAGTTCTATATAAGAAGTTCTTCTCAGAACAATATGGATGGCCTATCGACAAGATTCAAGTCAGATACTTTATCGTAAAACGTAAGTTGTGGGAAGAAGCAATGTTCGCTCAGAAGAGAGTTCAAGAATTCGTACCTGCTCATGGTAGTATAACTATGAGAAATGTATCAACGAGTTTTGACGACTTTATAGCTAAATCATTCAATGACGATGGGTCATACAATACTGAAGGTGAGTTTCCAGCAATCGCAGGTAAGAACTCTAAGAATTGTAAGTGGTGTCCATTCAAGAAGAGTGAGTTGTGTAATCGTAAGGAAAGAATTAAATCCTAATATATGAGAAAGTTATCGTTATTATTGTTAATCGTGTTGACATCATCTACTTATTACGTTACACCAAAGGTGGAGTTAGTAAATGTCCCTACCAAAGAAGTAAGTATTGAACTTGAAGTCGTAAAGCCCGACCTCAAGATAGTACAACCTACCAGAGACCTCACTCCTTTAATAGACGCATTGATGTGGGTGGAGAGTAGATGTGATACATCTGCATACTGTAAACGTGAAGACGCTGTGGGTGTTCTTCAGATAAGACCAATTATGGTACGAGAAGTTAACCGAATTTTAGATTTAAAAGGTTCGAGTTACATATTTACATTAGAAGACAGATGGTCAAAAGACAAATCCATCGAAATGTTTAATGTAGTTGCAAATTATTATCACGAAACAAGTTCATATGAGAAAATCGCCCGCTGTTGGAATGGTGGTCCGAAGGGATTACAAAAGAAACAAACCCAAAAGTATTGGAGAAAGGTTCAAAAAAGACTCAACAAAAATGAGAATAGCGTTAATAGGGAGTCCCAAGTATGAGAATCGTGGTGAAATCAAAGAACTGATTTGGAAGCTAAAACAAAAGTTCGGAGATGACCTCATACTCATTACTCGTGGAAATAAAGATGGAATAGAAAAATGGGTTCGTAAGTTCACATTGGAGATGGGTGTTAAATATATAGAGTATAATTCAGCAAGTTCACCAATGTCTCTTTATAGTGGGATGGAAAAGGATTACTACGGAAAACCATACCACCCAACTCAACCATTACATCAGTATGATTGTATAGTCAGAGGTTCTGACAAAATCGTACATTTTGGTGAAATTAAGAAAAATGAATTTAATCACTTTAAGCGAGTATTAGCTCGTTATAATAAAATAAGTAGTTTTATAGAATGACAATATTAGGAATACATTCGGGACATGATGCGTCCCTAGCATTAGTAGTTGATGGTAGATTGATATCATCCATATCAGTAGAACGTTATTCACGTAATAAAAAAGATGTGAATCTATCACGTGAAGCATTGGATAGATTTTTATCAGATAATGGGATTACGTTGGACGCCATTGACATAATAACAATGGGTTATTGGAATCAAACCACATCACCATGGATATCCATATATTCACCACACGAACAACAATACCCACTACGTACAATGGGTACATATAACCAAGAGAGTGCTATTATGAACCACTTGGATTCATATAGTAACAAGATAATTGATACTGAGTACGGATACACTCTACCAAGTTATATAGATAGAATCCAACCACCATATAATAATACAATTATAAGCCATACGTTCCAATATCCGCTTAATTGTGTTATTGATGGGTATGATAGAGTAATTGACGGTTACTTTGTAGACCACCATACAGCACATGCGGCTGCAGCATATTATACATCACCATTTAAACAATCAGCTGTAATGACAGTCGATGTCC